GTAAGAACTTCAGTCTGACCATTTAATGTCACCACCTCAGAAATTTCATTGTAGTTAGCATCTAAACCGCCAACTGTCACTGTTTGAGCGCCTGTTCCAGAACCCGTGTCGGCTGCGCTTGAGCTTGATACTTTCATCACGGTGGCAGCGCTGGGGTACACGTAAATGCCCCCTTGGCTCCAAACCGTTTCTAAAGCTGCATCGACAACAGGGTTTGAACCAAACTTAAACAAGGCTTTGTGAAAGGAAATTTGACCCCTTGACACTTGCAAGTTAAATGGCTCATTTGCCCCCATGCGGGTAACAGAAGAGACTACGCCTTTTGGTGTACTCATTTCATCTTCTTCAAGGTTTGTGCCAGACGTGCGCGTTGGCCTAACTTACCGGGGGCCTTAGCCGCCTTAGCAAGTTTCTTGGCAGGGATTGGTTCACCCTTTTTAGCTCCAAGCTGGGCACGTAAAGCTCCCGGCTTTTTAATTGCGTTCTGAATCCATTTCTCAGCCATGTCACTTCACCTTTCTAAACCGAGCAGCCTTTTTAGCCACCCCTTTAGGTTGTGCCACAAACTGTTTGCCTGCGGCTTTACCGGCTCGCTTGGCTTTTGTTGTGGCGGCGTACTCTTGCGGACTGAGGGCTTTGATGGCTTTTTCGGGGAGGTAACGCTCGCCCGTGTCTGAGGAACGTTTGCCGCTTTTGGTTTGCCATTTTTGCGCTGTCCACGCTTTGAGACTTCTTTGAGGTTTTGCGAGTCCACTCACTTATACCCCCCGCCAGAAGCCTTGTACTTCTTAGCCAACAGTTGAGCCTTACGGGCAGACCATTGCCCCGGCGCAGTTCCCTGCGTACCCGAGGCTTTGATTTGCTCAAACAAGCGCTTACGCTTTCCCGGTTGGGTGTAGTTTCCAGCCTGATTGACCTTCGACTCACCGCCTTTGGCGTACATCTTCACCTTGTTCGGATTGTCTTTCCGAGCAATGTTTTTAGGCAATTTAGAGGGGTTTATGGCCCCCATGCCACGGCTAGATCTCACTTACACATCCCGCCGCCGCGCATAAGTTTGCCTTTGGTGTGACCTTTTTTAGCCACGCCATCAGCGCGCTTTGCAGCACCGCCAGCTTTGTATCCAACAGCACCACCAGCTTTCAGGGTCATGGAACCCATTTGCTTAGAAGTAGGCATTTTTTTGGAAACGCCACCGGCTTCCATCTTCTTCATGCCTGCTTCTTTCATTTCGTGCTTGATCATGGATTTGGGAGCGCCCTTCTTTTTCATGAACGACACTTCCTTCTTCATCATTGCTTTGGACTCTTTCATTTACACAAACCTGCCTTTCGTTTTACCTTTAGATGCGCAACCATCAGCGCGTTTGGAAGCTGAAGACTTTACGACTCCACCCTTTTTCATCGGTTTGCCCTGCAGCAAATTACTTAAGCCAGACATTTGTGCCATTGCATTTCCCTGACCAAAACCTGCCCCTGCTCCTGTATTAAGTGGCCTCGTTCCTGCTATTCCCTGCAATCCCGGCCCCCCAATCATCGGCTTTTGAGGTGGCTGCGGCATTGAAGGCCGTTTTATAGATCTTCCAAATCGCATGATTACACCATCCTTCCGCGAGTTCTGCCTTTGGTAACGCAGCCATCAGCGCGTTTGGAAGCAGAGAATTTGACCATGCCGCCTTTTTTATAACCACTCCTATAATCAGTCCCATCGCCTAGCCTGTCAAAGGGCTTTTCTAAGCCACGACTTTCTCTTCTAAATTCATCATATGCTTCACGTTCTCTTTTTGCATCTAAAGACTCCGTACCGGAAGCACCTTTAGTTTCCCTTTTTACTTCATCATCAGCCTCATCCCGTGCCTTTGTAGCCTTTTTTACTTCAAATCCATGAGGCCCCGCTGTCTTTTTATATACTGAAGCACCAATTTTGCTCTTGGCACCGTAGTAATTTTTGTCAGCCATATCACACCATCCTTCCACGGGTTTTACCCTTGGTAGCACAACCATCGGCGCGTTTGGAGGCTGAGGATTTAACGGTGCCTCCAGATTTAAATTTTTCAAAAAGAGGTTTTTTTACACCACGAGTTTCCCTGCGAATTTCTTGTTCTCTTTCACGAGCCTTTTTTGGAGATTCTCCAAGAAGATCTTCGAGGGTTCTTTTGGGAGGTTCTTTTTTCTTAAGGTACTTAGCCGCCATGTCAGCGCCAGTAGCAGCTACGTCGCCAAGCCTGCTTGCGGCAAGAGCGGCACCTTTAATCCCAGACCTAACACCACGGGTCATAAGATCTTCATTTGGATCAACTTCGGTTTCTTCAAGCGATTTTGTACGCTCAGATTTAGTAATCATGGTTAAACCATCCGTCCTTTAGTCTTACCCTTGGTAGCGCAACCGTCTGCACGCTTAGAGGCTGAAGACTTGACCATGCCGCCTTTTTTCATTCCACGAGCTTCACGCGGACGACCCGAAGCTGTAACGCCCTCTTCTGCAGCGCCAGCACCAAAAATTTTTGCATCATCTTCAGGTGTAGTCATCATGGGTGCGCGTCCAGCAGCGGGCTTTTTAGAACTTGCCAAATTAGTGGTGTACTTCTTGCCGTTGAACATAAAAGTTTTGTCGCCAGCACGCCGCGCTGCAGCAAAAGCTGTACCAAACCGGGATGTCTTTGCAGACTTAGCAAGCCCCATCGGCTTTATGTCGCCTGTTTCTTGATCCCGAGCGCCACTAAACGGATCTACATCATCACCTTGAAATGGGTTTGCCATTTATTTACCCCTTTTGAACAAGTGCATCAATTTTTGCTTCAAGCCTGTTAAACCGTTGGTCAATGTGGTCAACAAACTTGTCCATTTCTGCTTGAGTGACGTTATCACGGGCCACCTCTTCTCTAGTTTTGTTAATCAAAATGTTGAGTCGCTGTATCTCAGATGCCTTCTCATGCCCAATATAGGCCAAGACACCCAACAGTACGGTCAACACCATATTCCAAAGCATCATCTCCATATCAACACTTCCACGCCCGCAGGCTCTTATTGATACGGCTGTTTGGATCATTAGCGGTTTTAGCGCTAGTTAACTTCTTTTTCATGCCTGTCATGCGGGCGCAGAAAGACTTCTTGCGTGAGCCACCTTCAGGTTGCGGAGCCTTCAAACCGGGCTTACCGGGGTTGGCAGCGTTGTACGATGCCCGCCCCTTTGCGTTTAGCCCACCTTTTGGGTTTTTGCCTTCTTTACGTTGCCATGCAGGAGACTTAGCCATACATCACCCATAAATAAGTGTCATGGACGTTGTTCCAGTAACGGTACCGTGCAAGTCAGACTCACACAAAATACCTTCACCGGGCAACGGAATGATGGTGTACCCAGCCGCAGTGCTAGCCGACGTATTAACGGTCATCAGAATTGTTCCTGATGCACCGCCCGCACGAATTACAACTGACCCAGCCGTACCGTTAATTGCATAAATTGTTTTTATGCGGGTACGTTGGATTGCAACCCCTTGCTGATTAAGAAAGGGGCCAGTTAGCGTCAGCGGCTGCGTCGCTAGAACGTCATATTGCATAGTAGGCATCTGAGCCTCCTATTAAACGCTCTGTTGACCAGATAACGGATCAGTTACATAGTAAAGGATCGTTCCGCCTACAGTGCCAGTGCCGGGAGTGCCGCCAACAGCGTTCGTGATGTACACGTTTTCTGTTGCGCTCATTACCGAACCTAAGCCTGTACCTGCACCGCTTGCGCCGGGGGCAAAAGACCCGATAGCAGCACAAGATGCGTTGTCAAGAAGGGCGTTGGCAGAAGAAGGCGATCCATCAATAGCTTGATAGCCAAGATCAATCTGACCGGTGCCAATATCGTTAATAACAATTTGCGTTATAACTGCGCCAGCCGGAAGAATTAATTCTGGAGCGTTTGCTACGCTAGAAACTTTAACCGTACCGGCAGAGCCAGCAGCGGCAATATAAAAAGTTGCAGCCATGACGCCGGAACCGCAATATGCTTGGCGGGTTTGATCCCCACCGCCCGAACGCCAAATACTTTGGGTAGTTGAAACAGCCATGTTAGTTTTCCTTTGTGTAGTAGCACATCGTCATGGATTCTCTACTAAGTCTGCTAGGTCAGTATCCATGACTAAAAAATCCTAGTCCAGTACAGCATACAGCAAAAGGGGGGTTTTGCAACCCCCCTCTGTCCTACTTAAGCACCCTGCGATCCGTACATACCGAGCGGATCAGACCAGCCGAAGCTGTAACGCTCACGAGCCTTGTAACGTACGTTACCGGTGTCAAAGTCACCGTCCATGCTGTTTTGCATAGGCGTACGAACAAAATGCTTCATGCCGTTGGGCACGTCTGTGCAAAGGAACCAAGCATCCGGGTCGGTCAACCAGTGGTTAATTGCATAACCTTCGGGGATCGAACCGTTGTTTTTGATTGCGTTGACATCGTTGTCATTCGTACCAACACGCAGTGAAGTCTCAAGCAAACGAGTTGCAATAAACTGCAGTGAGGGAGGAATGATCAACTTACGGGGCTTAGCGGCGATCAGCAGACCACGCTCGTCCGTCCAAGCAGCGATCTGAATAACGGCGGCTTCCAGAGAAGTCTCGTTAAGGTCAGAAGCGACTGCAGGGATGTTGGAGTTGGTACCGCCAGATACGAGTGGGTGGGCGTTAGAAAACAGAGGAACGCCGTCGCCACCGTCATAAGCACCAGAGGTATTGAAACCGTTGTTCAACACGTTAGCGGATTTAACTTGCTTGGTATAAGCCATTGAGCGAGCCAAAGCCTTGGTATAACGTGAGGACAGGCTGTCGTACAGGTTGTCTTCGATTGCTTCTTCAGTGATCGAAAAGCCCTGTGCGATGGTTTCGTGGGTATACCGGGCAGTGAAAGCTTCCTGCGCATTGTCATAAGCAATTGCAGCGCCTTCAGACTTGACCGGGGCAGCCCCGAAGCCAGACAGCTTGGTTTCTTCTTCAAACGAACGCTCAGAGTTCTCAGTTTCGTAGATCTCTTTGTGTTCTTCGCCGTAACGGCTGTACTCCAAACCAAACAAAGCATTAAGCCCGGGGAGGAGTTCCTTTAGTAGTTGCGAACGTGAAATAGCCATTTAGAATCTCCTTATACACCAAGCGAATTGGTGTACGAATGCACACCCATGTTGAACTTAACAATGATGTCGGGGTAGGCGTCTGTGGCAGAAGCACTAACTACGTCAACAATTCGCATTGCCAAAGTAGAAGTTGCAGCCAAAGAAGCACCGTTTACACCAACAGCCAAAGCCGTGTTTGCCAGACCAGTAGTAGCGGAACCGCTAAAACCAGACAGAGCAGCGTTTTTACCAACTGCGCCAGCAGGACCGTTGGTCAGTGTACCGAAGGCAGCGGTGCCTTGAATCTGGTACAACTGGTCAGGATCGTCACAAACGCGGATAAGCACGTTTGAGTAGCCGTTGTTAAGGGCGTTAGCTGGGAGGTACTGACCCCACAGGGAATAACCCAAAGTAGGATCGGTGTACTGAACACCCAAGCAAACACCTAAAATGCCAGCATCAGCATCAGCAGCGTTGGGAATGTCCATTCCGGTTGGGGAAGCAGTAATTGCTGAAGGGTTGCCGTTGGCGTCCAGAACAATTACAGCACCAGTGTAAAAAGCAGTAGCAACGTTATCCGATAGAACAATGTCACGGATGACGCCACCATTAAAAGCCTGTCCACCGATCAAATTGATCGGCTTAAGACCGTAAGGGCTAGAAGTAGCAGCCATTTTGACCTCTCATAAAAAGTTATTTAGAACCAGATCCAAACCCATTTCCACGCGTTGATGTCGACCTATTGTCGCTAAACAACGGCATCCGTGGGTCACTTTGTCTTAGGAATGCGTTATCAACGGATTCCGCTTGTGCTTGTGCGTGATTTGCAAAATGCTTATTTCGTGACTCTGCCAGTTCTTCAGGCTGAGCACACAAAAGAAGACCCTGCACTTCAACGTTTCCATTCTTATCGCCTTCGAGCATCAATTCGGGGTAATCCTCCGCCTTGACGGGTTCCCAGTGCTCACGCATTCTTTTGGATACGTTCGTAGACAACGGTTGCCCTAAAAGAGAAATGGCAACCCAACGATGACGTAAGCCGTCGCGTGGCTCTGGTGTTGGGAGAGTGCTAGCCGGAACGTACTGCGTCCGCGCTTCGCGCTCACGAGTTTGAAGCGTTCTAGGTTTGCGCTCTTGCGCACCATCACGACTAATTCTTTCAGACATGGTCAGATCTCCGAGTTAAGTTTTAAAACTTCTTTTGCATACTGTTCATTGGTTAAGTTAAATTTCCGAGCCAAAGCTTCTTGGGACTTCGTCAATGTAACTTTTACACCTCTGCCCGCAGTACGAGTCGGGGCGGCTACAACGCTAGCCGAGCGTTTCGGTAGTTCTTTCCGCGTCTCACCAAAATAATCGGGAAACACTTCACGCAAGCGAGCATCAATTCGCTCGTAGTAAGTATCGCTCCGAGGATCGACACCGTTCTCGACCAGCTTTTTATGCACCCCCAACGCGAGACTGGTCATCTCATCATCTGTCCCAAACCATTGGTTCCGGGCTTGCCATCTAGCCGCCTTTTCGTCGACTCTGGCAGATGATTGTTGTGGCGTTGTCTGACTATATACATCTTCTTCAGGGATTTGTAAAGCATTTGGTTTAAAAGATTTTGCTTGTTCAAATCGGTACCGGGCCGCAGCCAGTTCTTCTTGCGCTGCAATAATCTGGTCGGTGTCGTACGATTCTTGGGCTTCTTTAACCTTTTGGCGGGCAGCTTGTAGCTCCAACTCAGCCTTGGAACTGGCTGATTCGGTCATGTACTGGGCGCTTTGATTGTAGATTTCCCGCAACTTGCGGTTTTCCTCAAACAACTGCTGGGCTACCCGGGCTGCTTCCTCCCTCTCACGAAGAGCCGATTCTTTGGCGCGTCGTTCGTCATGGCGAGCATGGCTCAACTCCTTGATCCGCTTTTGGACTTTGTCGCTGTACTCAGCGATTTCTTCTTCCGATGGATCGTCAACGTCCCTGTCTAACGGCTTGCGGTTGCGGTCTTGCGGTGGGGCATCATCAACCACCTCAAGCTCAATATCGCCTTCCGTCTCAATATTTACCGAAGTTGATTCATTCTCGTCATCACGATCAATACTATCTTTATCTTGAATTGCCATTTATACCTCCTGTTAAGCGCGGGTATAACCGCGTGGATCTTCAACCACTGCCTCGACCTGATCGTCGTTTAGCAAGCGAAATTCCCGTCCGTGAATTTTGAACCGGGTACCTGAGTAAGCCCTTACTAACACAAAGTCACCTTCCTTACACCAAGCACCTTGTGGGAACTTCTTGTCGTCCTTGTAGGCGTCGGGTCCGGTGGCAACCACGAAAAGCACGGTAGTGCTGTGTTCTTCGATTTTTGCTATTGATTCAGGCTTTAGCACGTCCGTACCGCTGAACTTGTCTTCTACCTCTGGGATGGCGCACAGTATCTTCCAGCCCGTAGGCTTTGGTAGCTGGGTTGCCTTTTCTACAGCTTCTACTTCCTTTACTGCTTCCGCGATGTCAGTCATCGGACTCCTCAACTTTCTTTGCAAGGGCAAGTAAGTGTGCCTCTGCTAACGCCAGCCCATGAATGACGCCACAGAGTTTTTGATACTCATCAAAACTTTTGCAACTGCCGCCAGCAATATCGTCAGCGTAGTTGTTTAAATCCTCTCGGATTTTTTTGCGTAGAACTTCTACGAAAGTTTGCTCCATTAAGCCTTACCCCCCTCTTGATCGTTTGGCTTCAATGTCAGCAGCCCGAAGCTGCTGTTCGTTTTCCGCAATAGCAGCCTTCATGGCCTGCTCGTTCTGAATCTCAACAGCCTTTATTGCCATCTCCTTCTCCCTCAACTGCAGTTCAGCCTGTTTCAACTGGACCTCTGCTTGGTCTTTCATAGCCTTGCGTTGAATCTCTTGAGCTTCCAATTGAATCTGCTGCATCTGCATCTGAAGCACGGGGTCTTGCGCTTTCTGCTCAGCGTCTTGCTGCGCCATTTGCGCCTGACTTATAGCTACTACGCGCTGGGAAGCCTCTGCTACCAAGCGTGATACCTGCAACTCAAGCTGCTCTGGCAACTCCTGATCTGGGGCTGGCAGTTGTGCTCCAAGTTGTTCTTCGACCATACGGCGGTACTCAAAGCCCATGTGCTCGGCTATGTGCGCGTGTACAGACCCCAAGATCTGGCTCGCCATGGGGTTTTGCTGGATCATCTGCTGCATCTGTGGATCCTGAATCAACGCCATGTGAGTCTGAATGTGAGCCTTGTGGTCCTGATAAATAAACGCTTTAGCCGGTGTGCCCTTGAGGATGTCCATGTTCTCCATGACCGGATCTTTGGGCTTTTTGTCATCGTCGTTGGGGATCAGCTTAGCAACGTTCTTGATACCCAGCACCTCCAGCATCTGACGGTGTAGCGCCTGCAAGTCATAGATCTGCGGGGCTTGTTGGGCTAGCTGAATGACGGCTTGGTACTGCACAACCCTCTGGGACATCGTTGCTGCGTTCGGGTCTGAGACAGGAATAATCTCAACCTGATCGTAGTCTGACCGCTTGGCCTTGGGCATGCCGTCTTCTGGCTGGTACTCATAGGAGTCATCGGTGTAGTCGCGAATAATCGCAGCCAACAGCTTCAACTCTTGCTTAAACGCGTAGTGAACACGAGCCTGAACCGCTGACATAACCTTGAGCATCCGCTCAAGCAGAGCCAACGTCGTACCCACCGGAGCCTGCGCAGACATATCGCTGATCTTCATATCTGCCGTAGCAGCAAACCGGCGACCTTCTTCTACGATTGTGCCAAGCAGGTTATAGAGCGTCTGGCTTGGTTCTTTATATGGCAGCGGCAGGATGTTGTCACGGATGGCACCAGAACCAACATCCACGTCCCTGAACTCGCCCGGAGCAATAGGCGTGTCGTCACCTTTAATCCGAAGTCCTCTGGACTTCAAACCGCCGGGAAGGTTAGATAACGTACCCGCATCCACCAACTGCCGCATGATGCTCGTGGCAGACCGCGCAAAGCCACCAATCAAGTGATACAGACCGAATCCGTATATACCAAAACCCGGTATGTAGATGTAATGCACGAAGTGATTACGCTTGGTCTTGGTTTCGTCGTCCTCGTAATAGTTACGGCGAATTGCCAAAATCTCATGGGTGCCTTCCAGCAAAGTAACGATGTACGGCAGTGCAATCCCTGTTTCTTCATCGTCATCTTTGTCTTCGTACCCGGGTAGGTCTAGGTTGACCTGTGCTTCGTACAGAATGTAGCGGTCATCATCGTTTGCTGAGAAGCCTGTCTCTTTGTCCTTGCGCTCCTGCAGTTCGTTCTTAACCCTTGACGGATCACCCAAATCAATATCGCGGTAAAAGCCTGCCACCTGCAGCTTGCGGATCTCGTTCTTGGTCTTGTACATCCGGTGCGTTACACGCTCGGCTGTCTCAATTGACGCAGCCCCATAAGAAATGATTACGTCTTCTGCTGGGATAAACACAGACATCTGGCGCTGCACGCCCGGGTCGTAGTACACCTTCTTAAACGCCGAACCGGTAGCTGGCAGGTTCCACAGCATGCGCTCATGCTCAGAACGGAACTCAGGCATCTTCTCCGTAAGCTCGTAGTTCATGTCGTCCTTGACGCGCTGGGCTGCTTCGTCCTTCTCCTTAGTCTGCTTGCCAATAATCTTTGTCTTTACTGGCCCTTGTGCAGGGAAAGTCTCCATGATTGTTTCTGACTGGAATCGCACCACAGCTTCCGTAATCATGGGGTGGAACACGCCACACGCGCCGTTCCACGGTTCTGTTCTTTCCTCGTACTTCAAGCCAAGCAGCGTGATGCCTTCTTTATATGTGTCTTCCCACTCTTTGCGGGAACCAAGGTCACGCGTGATGTCGTCTATTAAGTCGGAGCCAAGTTCTTCTAAGTCAGATTCAGGAATGATCTCCGCCAAGTTGGTGTAGAAGTCTTCTACATCTTCGTCCAATTTCTCAATCTCAAGGATTGTCTGCCCATCCACACCAACACGGACAGCTTCAGGATCTTCGATCTCAACCTCAATTGCTGGGGTTGCATCCGTCGGATCTTCTAGTGCGCCCAAGCCCATAGGGGCTGGGTTAATTGATTTATCAAATGCCATGATTTGTCCTTAGTAGTACGCTGACCTACGATTTGATTTAAAAAACACAGGCTCATCTGGCTCGTCCGAAGGGAGCGCAATAAACCCACCATTTCTAAAGCGCAATAACGCCTGCGTCATCGTATCGACGTAGTCGTCGTGTTCTCCAACAGGAAACGCTACAACTTCTTCAATCACATCCTTGGCCCACCTGCGGTCTGGCGCCCATATCGCACCGCTAGCAAACAAATCCGTAATCGCGTTCAATCGTGCGATCTTGTCGTTGCCACGGCTCGGTGTGAACTCGTCCACAGGTATGCCCATGCGCCGAAACTCTTGTACTAATGGCGCTCCTGCTGCTTTTTTCTCCACTAAGAACGAATCTGGTTTCCACTCTTTATAGTGTTTGAGCGCAACCTCTTTCAACTCAGGGAACTCCATGCGATCTTTAAACGCATCTAACAGAATAATACTCGGTCTGTCGCCTTCTTCTTCGTTGTACCAAATACCCCACGTCGTACACGCGCTGTAGTCAGCCGTTGTCTTGGCTTCATGCGCCGTATCCCAACTCTGGATGATGAACTCGCACTTCGGAGGATCCTCGTGCTCCCAAATCCGCCAGTGCTGCCGCTTAACTAGGGCTGCAGACTCAGAAGTGGGCTGCTGCATGTACTGTGCGTTCCAATACCGCGCATCCATGGCTGCTTTTTTCTGTTTTAGCTGCTCCAAA